TTATTCCAAATTTTGATATTAGCCGACATATGAAACCAAACGTACCTGACCATGAATATGCTAATGATTATAATAGAACTCCACGAAAAAGAGATCCTAAAAATAAAACAGGGTATGATAACGATAAATCAGTTGATGTCCCCAAAGATATAACAGTTAGATTATCTAAAATCATAAAAAAAGGAAAATAAAATGACCGAAGAAATTACTAAAAAGGAATTCGAAACTAAACAATCCTATTCAATGAGATGGACAAACAGAAGAAGAATGGCTTGGCTTGCTTTAATATCAATAGTTGTTGTTACTTTATGTGCGTTTTTTTTAGTACCAGTAGCTAAATTAAAAGTACTTGGTGAAGTAATTACGTGGTTTTATTTTACAATGACAGCAATAGTTGGGGCTTATATGGGATTAACAACACTTTCATCTATAAAAGGAAATGGAGTAATTAAAAAATAATGGATAATACAAGCAAAATATAACATACCATAATATAATATTTGTTTACCCATTAAACACCACCTTCTTCGTAACCTTCTTGTTGTCCATCACTAAATCCGTTATTATATGATTCTTCTTGATTTTCTGATTTTCCTCTATCATATCCTTCTTGATATCCAGTTTCTGATCCATCTTCACGTGCATTTTCTATATCTTCTTCAGTGTACTCGCAGTCATCATCTTCATCTTCGTCATCTAAATCTCTATCTCGTTCTATATAAGTTTTATAACTAACATTTTCGCCACCATCATAACCCAAATCATGAGCCTGTTCTACCATATCAATTAACCAATCTTCGTTAAAACGTGTACTGTTATCATGTATATATCTTCGCATTTCGTCCATATTATTAAATAATTCTTTAGGTGCCATAAGAATAAATAGTCTATCTATTATATCTTTTGATTCACGTAACCCAAGACCGTATATATCTCTTGTTAATTTTATAGCCGCTATTTTTCTATTTTCTTTACATAGTTGTGTAATTTCAGGATCAATATCTTCAAGAGTATCCATTGTAATTGTTCTTTGCATACTTCGAATAATTTCATCAACTTTTTCTTTAGATTCTCTTAATCCAAGACCATATGTTTCTCTGTATAGTTTTATAGCATTTATTTTTTGGCCATTTCCAATATACTCCAGAATCATATCTGAAGCTATTTCTTTTGGGTCTCTTGTTTTTTGGTATTCTTGCTGTTCCATTTTTAAATATCCTTTCTTTTTTAATTAAAAAACAAACTTAGTTTTTCTTTAACATTGCCTTTAAGAAGATATAATTTGTTAATAGGATCTAAAATTGTTTCAATCTTTTTAACAAAAAACTTATCTATCATTACTTTTTTATCAAACTGCACAAGACTATCAAATTCAGTAGGCCATTCATAAAAAGATATAGTATCATAATTGAATTGATTTTTAGATAAATATACAACTTTAGCTTTCAATCCTTCTTCTATGCGCTCATACTTATCTTCAAGGCCAAGTGATCGTAATAAATTATTATAATTATTTGCCCCTTTAACATGCCATGGTGTTCCTTTTATTGCTTTACCGTCAACAATATATTTTCTGAGATTATTAACACTAATATTAGCAGCCAAATCAAATGGTTTCATTTTCATTAATTCACTTCTATATTCATGTATAGTTTTAATAATATCATTTTCATCTTCTTGTTTTAAAACCATTTCCATTACATGTTTTAATCTTGGTCTAATAGCAGCAGAACTATCTGATCTAACAATTTCAAGTCCAGTTACAGACATTTTATCACATGGTGTACCTTCTTCATTAAGACACCAAAATGCATATTTCTTCTTTTTAATAAATATAGCAGATTTTGCAATAATCTCTTGCTTAAATCCAATTTTAAAATCATCTACTTGTGAATTATACTCTAATTTTTGTACTTCATCATATGTTCGTTGATTGACATATTTTTCAATAACTTTAGCAATTTTTTTAATATATTCGATTTTTTCATTGTCTAATAAATTATCCCATTTATTTTTGTCTTCAATATTATTTAAAATGAAATCATTTAAATCTAAAAAAAGACTATCAGTATCTATATAACAAACGTAGTCTATCATGTCAATCTCCTTTTAATTTTTCATTTATTCGACGAAACTTCTTATAACATTTAAACAACTTATTTTACTAATTAACCAATCTTGTTCTCTTATAATTAATAAATTTATATTATTTTTAATACATTGTTTAATTTTTTCAGTATCTCTAACTTTAACCTCATCTAATGAATGCCAATATTTACCATTAAATTCAATTGCTTTATTTACGCTCGGTATCCATATATCAAGTTCAAGAATTTTATTAGTTAACGGATTTATAATTTGTGTTCTATCATTTGGTATGAAATCAACATTTAAATTGATTAAATATTCTTGTATTTCGTATTCGGCTTTTGATGACTTATTAATAACACTACATATAGGACACCGTCTACCTTGTTGAAAACTATTATAAAACTGGTTATAAACATGTCCATTTGGACATTTTATTTCTATTTTTGTTTGAGCATTTTTGTATTTTTTAGATAAAAGTGCATATCCTTTTTCTTTTTCTATTTGTTCCTTTACATATTCATGTGTTAATTCAACACCGCCATTACAAACCGAGCATCTATTACCAATATTAAAACTTTGATATGATTGTTTGTAAACATGTCCATTTGGGCATTGTATGTTTAATTTTGTTTTGTTATTATTATATGTTTTAGATAAAAGTATGTATCCTTTTTCTTTCTCTATTTGTTCTTTTACATATTCATATGTTAATTTAACACCACCATTACAAATAGGACATCTAAACCCTCTCTTTTTCCATAAACCATATGATTGATGATAAATATGTCCTTTATTACATTTAATCTCTAATTTAGAAAAATACGATATATATGTTTTAGATAAAAGTATGTATCCTTTTTCTTTCTCTATTTGTTCTTTTACATATTCATATGTTAATTTTTTTGGCATTTTAATATATCCTATAAAGTATTCAATATATCCATTAATTCATCAATAGGGTTATTTAATAATTCATTGGCAAATTTTTCACTCTCTTTAATCGTATGCCTACCACATGATGTGATTGCTTCAGCAATGTTTGTATTAAAGTATCTTGAATAAGGAACTGCTAAAATGCCAAAGAGAGAATTTAACCAAATTTTTAAAGCCCATTGTAGTGAATACAATTCTTGAGCACGTATTCCTTTTTCAGTTTTTTCTGGACAATCTTTCATTTGTGATACAGCATATCTCATGTCTTTCATTCTTGTTTTAACTTCTTTTCTTTTAGCAAAAACATTTCTCTCTACTTGTGCAATAATACCAGGCTCAGATGTAGAGAAAACAGAACCACATGGAGCAACAGCAATAAGTCCTTTTTTAAGAGCCATATTAAAACTTCTAAGTTTTTGAGCACGAACCTTAGAAATACCAGTTTCATCTTTAAATACATCAAATGCCGGAAATTCTCTATTTTTTGTGTAATATACAACTTGACTTTCTTTAATCCCCATTATTCGACACATATATGTTTCAACTGACATATTTAAAGCAATAATATGTGATGGATATGATGAAGTAATATCAATATCAATAACCCATTTATGCATTCCTTTTATTGGTTCTTTAACATACGCAGCCTCAAATCTTTCTTGTGTCCCACCAGCAAAATATGGAGCACATAAATCATTTCGTCTATAATGAGTTAACAAATATCCCTCAATAAGTTGCGTCATTGCGGAAAAATACTTCATTGGTGCTTTTGATAAAATTGAAAGTGATTGAACTAATCTAATAAAACCTAATTTGTTTTCTAAATCTTCTACTCGTTGGCAATCAATTACATTATAATCAACATATGTATTCCATCCTTTATCATATAAATTAGATAATGATCCATATTCGGAGTAATCTAATTTTCCAACACCAAGTTCAAATTTACTTACATAATCAAGAGTATACATTTCAAGATTATTAGGACTATATTTTTTATAAAGTATATAATAATCCAAAACACTAACTCCGGCTATATCTACCTGCGTTTCATCATATTTGTCTTTCCATACTTTTACTTTATCAATAGGCGAAAAATGTCTAAACAAATCAGTTTTCTTACCAAATAAGACTTTAGTCCTATTAATAATATAAGGAATATCAAATCTCACAATATTGTATCCAGAATACACATCACATGGATTTTTACTAAGATAGTGAAAAAATTGTCTCATCAAATCTTTTTCATTAGGACAGAAAGTGTAATTAAAATCTGTTCTTTCACCAGTATAAGGTTTAATACCAAATGATACAACTTTACCAAGTTTATCATTTTTTAATGATATTATGGTTATTGGATCATTTGCTTCATTAGCATCTGGGAATCCTTTTTGAGATAAACATTCAAGATCAATATAGTAATTAGTAAGTTTTGGAACATTCATTTTATCGTCATCAATTTCATGATATCGTTCTGCTAGAAATTGTATTTCCGGTCTTACGTTATTTTCATAAACAATTTTTGTATTTTCTTTTTGCCAAGCATAATACTCATAATAACTTCTGAATGACTTTTTTATAACACAATCACCATATATTGTTTTTGCTGTATGCATTGATTCATTTGATGGTATGTATACGTATGGAACCCAATCAATTTCAGTATATACATCTTTGCCTTCTAATTGTTCCCAAAGATGTATTTTAGATTTTCTTGTATCGTAGTATATATTTCGAAAAATTGTTATTACCTCCAAATTTTATTTCATTGTTATATAATAACACATTACGTCCTTTATGTAAATAAAAAATATTATCAATTATCAGTAAAGTTTCCAATACATTTCGTGACTTTTCTAATACATTCTTCTATATTAATATAATACATTGATAAACTCGAACACACATAAGTAGGTATATTAAAAAGCAACGGATCATCGTGCCGTTTATCACGTACATCTATCATATAATATTTACAACTATCAGAACTAGATAAATATTCCCTACCAAACATTACTTTCATCGAATCCAAACCAAATGATATCATCTTTCTTGGTTTCATTATTTTTATATACTTATCTATTATTAATTTACATTTTGAACTAAGATATTCATGTGGTTTATTTTTTGTATAAAAATTCAATGAATTGATTATTAAAAACTGCTCTTTGCGTAAACCATAATCAAATAACAAATTATTAAAAAAAACACCAACATCACCAGAAATATGGTCATTTTTTCTAACATCAGAATATGATAACTGATTCAATATTATATACTCTGACATTGGAGTCCAATACGGTTTCATTTTTAAACCTTCACAATCACATTGACATTCTCTACAATTAAGTAATTGATCGTCAAGTAATTCTAACATTCTTATTTGTTTATCTGACAAATACATTATTTATCTTCCTCTATTAGTAGTCGGAGATTGTCTTTGATATAAATCTCTTAAATCACCTGAAATATTCTTTTCAGTGTCCCATAAATCTAATTCAGTGTTATCATACATTTTTAAACTTCTAGCATCATAATAGAATTTATCAATTTCACCAACTCTTCCACCTAACCTATTCTTTACAATTTTATAATGAACTTCATTTTGATAAACCATAGCATCTTCATTGACACCAAGAATTGCCATAAAATCAGCAGTAGCGGGAATACCAATACTTTCAGCAATATATGTAAAATCAAGTTCTTCGAATCCAACAAAAGATCCTTCTCTATTTAACTGACTAACAGAAACAATTGGAATTTCAAATTCAAATCCAAGCGCTCTAAGTTCTTCCGCTACTCTCTTTATAGCAGAATACATATTGCCTTCTATGGCATATGCTGGTTTCATTAAATTTATATAATCAACATAAACAATACTGGGTTTAATACCTCTAATAATAAGTTCTCTTAGATATACTTTAAAATCATTAACTGATGCCTCACCAGTTGCGAATTGTTTAATATATAAATTAGCTCTTTGTTCATTGTCTTTTAATTCTTTTAATCGCCTAATTAATGCGGCTTTATTTACATCATCAATATAAATTTTATTAATATCCAAACATGAATAAATACCATCAAATCGTTGAGCAAAAGCAATTTCAGCCATTTCCAATGAAAGAACTACTACATTATGTCCATGTAGTACCTGTCTCGCAGCCATGTTGGCCATGACATTTGACTTAAATCCATGTACTCTTGCGGCCAATACTGATAAAGTAAATGGAGGTAATCCGCCATTTATATATTCATCAAATTGTGGATAATATGTTGGTATTTTATAATCAACAGTTGTAAATATTTTTGTTAATCTACTACCTATTTCATTGAAATAATCTAATCCTAAATCTACTTTTAAATCTTTACATAATGCATCTTCAATCTTTTTTCTAATACTATTTCGTTCGTCTTTGTTATCAATAATATTAACAGAATCTACTATTGCTTTTTTTATAGCTTTATCTTTAAGGAAATTGTTAGATTCCGTTAACAAAAAATCATAATTTTCTGGTATGTTAAAATCAGATTCGTTTATTTCATCAAGAATTTCTGCTACTTCATTTTTGTCATTTATATCAGATACCGAATTAATAATAGCTGTTTGTGGACATACTCTATTAAAATCTTTTAAATGTTTTGTACAAAAATCAAAAATATACGAAATATGTGGATTATCAAAATAATCCGGTATAAATGCTGACGAAATAAGTGTTAAAAATCTTTTATCAGTCAACATTCCTTTTGCTATCATTTTTTCTAAAAAATCGCCGTTCATTTCAAAATCTGTCATGTTTTATTGATTAACCCCTCTTATATAATTTACATTTAACTACACTAACATGTGAACTTTGTTTACATGTTTTTGAACATGTATTACATTTACTGTTAACACCACTCCACCAATAATTTTCAAACTCTTTATCAGTTGGCTTGATTGGCATATCAAGAACATATAATGCATCCATTTTTAATTTCTCCATGAGTTTATTCATAATATCAATAGAGTGTGAATTGTCTTTAGCCCATTTTTTAATGGTTTTATATTTTGATACTTCTTTTACATCGGATAGTTTTTTAACTTCTCCATTAACAACAAATTTATCTTTATTAATATATCCAATGTACCATTTACTTTCTATTTTTGCTACAACTGATATCTTTAAATCCATTTTTCACCTCAAATATTTTATTTTATTTTACACATTTTTAACTTATTATACAATAAATAGTGGAAGATGTAAATAGTAAGTTTACACTTAATATAATTGGTGATAAAATAGTAAATATGAGTGAAGAAGATATAGTAAAAAAACTTTTAATCGAACATCCAATTGATGAGCTAGTGAAATTCTCAGAATTAAACATACAAGAACGAATACGTGACAATTCTTTTATGATAGTTAAGTATCGAGAATTATATTACAAAGAACTAGCAATATTAGATGATTTAGAAACAAAACACGATAAATTATGTGGCATAAAATATAAATACTATCGGTTCGAAGATGATAAGGAATGGACTAAAGTTGAAATTGAGAAGTATTGTTTGCCATCTGATAAAAAAGTAATACAAATGAAAAACATTCTTAACAAACAAAAAATACGAGTAAGATTTTTCGAAATGTCATACAGAGGATTCGAAAAACTTCAATGGAGCATAAAATCCTATATTGATACTGTAAAAAGTGGGTACTAAAATATGATAATTTGCTGGGATAATTTAGAAAAATTAAGATATAATAAAAGAACTGGGTATTGGTATGAAATAAAACCAAGATATTCATTATCTGGTAGAAAAAATTATTATAGATATCAATATGCTGATGAATGTAAATATTGCAAAAACCCATTTTTAATGTTTAAAGATGGAAAAGGATTTTGTAGTATGTCATGTGCGAAAAAAAGTGTTACAATGCCCTTATCATTTAAAAAAAATCTCAGTGAAAAAGCTAAAAAAAGATTAAAAAATCCAAAAAATCACCCCAATTACAAAGGGGGATATTCATTAAAAAATATACCAACTTATGATACATATGCCCCACAAATACAATGGTGTGAAAAAGTTAGAAGAAATAAAAAAGACAAAAACATACTTGAAGTTAAGTGTGCTTATTGTGGTAAATGGTATGTCCCAACATTATCATCAATAGCTAGTAGAATAAATGTTTTAAATGGTAAAATATTAGGTGAATATAGACTATATTGTTCTAATGGTTGTAAAAAAGAATGCCCAATATATAGAAAAATAAAATATCCAAAAGGTTATAAAAAAGCAACTAGTAGAGAAGTTCAGCCAGAACTTAGACAAATGGTTCTTAAACGTGATAATTATACTTGTAAAAAATGTGGAAGTAAAAAATCTTTACATTGCCATCATGTAGAAGGTATAAGATGGGACCCATTAGAAAGTGCCGATATTGATAAATGTATTACTTTATGTAAAAAATGTCATAAAAAAGTACATAAAAAAGAAGGATGTAATTATAATGACATGAAATGTAAAGAATAAAAATTAAAAAAGTAGGTATAAATGAGTGAAACTATTAAACTTGTAATTGATAAAGAAAAACCGCTGCATTTAAAAATTATAACAGAAAATCGACACTATGTAAATAGAATTAAAGAAGAATTCACACAATACGTTGAAGGATATATGTACATGCCAGCTTGGCGTTCCGGGTCATGGAGTGGGCAAATATGTATGATATCGGGTACTTCATTTCCGTATGGTTTATTGTTTGATTATATACGAATACATAAAAAATTTTTCAATAATTATGTTTTAGATATTAGTGATAAAGTAAAAAATTTATTTATCAAAAAAGTAAAAGTAAAAACAAAATATGATTTATCATTGAAACCAAGACCATACCAAAAAGAGTGTATAGAAACATGTCTATCATATACTAAAGGAATAATTAGGTCAGCTACTGCTTGCCACGCGAAGGGTGATAAAATAATAACATCTAATGGTTTAATAAAAAATATAGAAGATATAAAAATTGGTAATTATGTTATAGGCAAAGATGGAAAATTAAAAAAAGTTATTGATACTTTTAATGGATTCGATGATTTATATGAAATAAATCCAAAAAATAATAGAAAACCAATAACAGTAACAAAAAATCATTTATTACATTTAACTTTTACAAATCGTGGTGGAAAATATAATAAAAAATGGAATACATTTGAAAATATTTCAGTAAAAGATTATTTAAATAAAAGCAAGACATACAAACATCAATCAAAACTTTATTATAATAAAGAAAAAATAAATTTTTCACCAAAAAAAATAAATTGTAAATTATCGCCATATTTTATAGGAATATATTTAGGTGATGGTAGTAAAAATACATGCTCTATATGTAATATAGATAAAGAAGTTATAAAAGAAATATATAAAGAATCAAATAAATTTAATATGAAAGTTGTAACAAAACCATATAGTAAATATAGTTATTTTATTAAAGGTTCTGAACACAAAAGAAATAAAATTTTTAAGGAATTTGAAAACCTCGGTATAATATTTGGAACAAAAAATATGTGTCAATGTGAAGATAGATTTATACCTGAAGTTATATTTAATCAAGATGTCACATATAGAAAAAAAGTTTTAGCTGGTTTAATTGATTCTGATGGCAGTTTATCTACTGGTAGAACTTATTATGAATACGTATCTAAATCTAAAAAATTAGCAAATGATGTTAAACTATTATCTATTTCTTTAGGTCTAGTATGCTCTAGTTCTATAAAAATAGTAAACAATGTGAATTACTATAGAACTAATATAATGGGCAATATATCAAAAATACCTGTAAAAATACCAAGAAAACAAAATGTAAAAAAATCAAACACTGATGCTTACAAAAGTGGATTTAATGTAAAATATATTGGCAAAAAAGAATATTATGGAATACAAGTAGAAGATTCTTTATATTTAACAGAAGAAGGAATGATAACACATAATTCAGGAAAATCTTTAGTAATGTCATACATTGTAAAAGCACTTCTTGAAGATAAAAAATCTAAAGTTAATAGAATAATAATTATAACACCAAGCACTGGATTAGTAGCGCAATTTTATGATGATATGGTTGAATATGGAATAAATGGTGATATAATTGGTAAAATTCATTCAAAATCTAAAGATAAAGATAGATGGGATAGAACAATAACTATATCAACATGGCAGTCATTGATGAAAAAAC